CACCAGAGGTTACTACAAACTCACAAACAAGTGTAACTTATAATTCTTTTACAGCAAATGGTAGTTTGGATGTAGCTCACGGTACAGTAAGTGCACGAGGTTTTTATATAGGAGTAAATCCTGATTATAACAACAATACTCAGTATCCTGTATCTGGTACAAGTTTAGGAAGTTATAGTTATAATTTTACAAATGCAGTAGCAAACACAACTTATTATATAACAGCATACGCTACAAATGGAAATGGTACAGGTGTAGGTACAACTATAAACTTTACAACTTTAGCAGCACCTAATACACCTACTGTTGTAAATCTTTCAGAATTAAGTGTTTCTAGTAATTCTTTTACAGCTAGATTAGAAATTACTGCAGATGGTGGTTCAACAATAAATGGAGCAGGATTTTATATGGGAACTGATTCTAGTTCAGCAACTAATAACACACATTATGATATATCTCCAGCACCAAATAATATAGGTGTAAAAAGTTATGATTTCAGCGGATTAAACGCTAGTACAACTTATTATTATTGGGGTACTGCTACAAATACATATAGTTCCACAAAAGGTGTAGCATCAAGCTATGAAACAGTAACTACTACTGCTCCTGTTTATACTTATAATAATACATATTATAGTAATAACGATGCATATTATGCTTGTATTAGTAGCTCACCTCAAGACTATTATTCTTATGATAGTACTTTTGGAGCAGGTACAACATTATATACAACTAACACAGGGGGTATATTATCTAACTTAGCACCTAATGGTTACTACGCAAGAGATAATTATTCTTACCAAGTATCAGGTGGTAATGGAACTTTAGGCACACAAACAGCTTGTCAAACACAAACAGTTTATAGAGTAAGAATTACATCAGATTACCCTTCTACCAATTATTATGATATTGAAACAGCAAATAGTTCAACACTTAGTACAACAAATGTATTATATATGACTGCGTATATAGGTTCAGGTAGAGTATGTTATTCAGATGAAGCATTAACTACTACTTATACAGGTTTAGGTACTTGGAAAACTGATAGAGGTTCTACGCAATATAATTATCAAAGATACCCAGAGAACAAAATGTTTTTAGCTCGTCAACAACAATTTATAAATGGTGCTTGGACAGATATAACATCAACAGCAACAGATAGTGGTTATGATGATAGAATATGTCAATTAAGTTCATCAGGTGTTTTAGAAATAGTTTATTATAATTATAATACTGGTGCTTTAGCGCCTACAGGTTCAGCAAGTATAACTTCAATAGAAATAGGTAATAATAATTTTGCTAATGCTACACTAGCTTGTGCAGATACAAGCACAAGTAAAACAAGAGTATATTTTACAGGAACAACTTTATCTAATGGCACAAGGTTGTGGGAAGACAGTCCATCGGCAGGTCAAGGATCAGGTACTGAATTTGAGGGTGATGGTGATTACAGAAAAATATATATGCCAGATGGTACAACTAAAGCAGCATTAGTTAGCGGTTCAGGTTATATATCTAATTTAACAAGTTGTTAAAAAATAAAATAATAAATAGCATTATATATATATGATAGGATCAATTATAGAATTACTAAAATATACTAAATCTAATTCTGAAATAGTTCAAATAGCAAAAGGTAAATATAAACTACCTAGTAATGTAAAGGAAGCATATAATCAATTTAAACAAGAGCTTAAATGGCAGAAAAAAGGGTAGTAGAGTTAGAAGTAAAGGTAGATGAAGTTATACAAAACTTAGAGCAGATACAAGAATCTTTTGCTGCTGTAAAAGAAAGTGTTGATAATGTAGAAAGTGTAGGACAAAAAACTTCAAAACAATTAACTGATGGGTTTAGTGGTGTAAGATCTGCTGTTGTAGGCGTTGGAGAAGCGTTAAGTTTTGTGGGGCTAACCTTAAAAACATTAGGTATAGGTTTAGTTTTAGAGGCATTTACTACATTAAAACAAGTATTTTTTTCAAATCAAGTTGTTGCTGATGAGTTTAGAAAAACATTTTTATTTACAGTAAATATATTTAACGGTTTTGTAAATTTTTTAGTAGATAAGTTTGCACCTGCTGGTTCAGGTTTGTTAAAATTTTTCGCTGATTTAACTACTAACGTTGTAACTGCTGGTGCAGCATTAATAGGTAGTATTTTTATACCATTAAAAAGAATTTCGACAGGAATAGGTCAAATATTTCAAGCTGCTTTTTTAGCACTAGGTGGTGGTGTTACAAATCTAGGAAAAGCAGGTCAGCTAGCTTCTGATGCGTTTGACAATTTAAGTAATGCATTTAATCTTTTAGACATAATTAAGTTTACAGAAGATATGACAGGTGGAATTCAAGGTCTTAGAGATTTTATAATGGAAATGATGGAGGCTGCTGATGCTACTGTTGAATTAGAAAATAAAGCTGCTTTAGCTGCGGCAAAACAAGAAGAAGCAAGATTAAAAGCCTTAACAGCACAAGAAGAACAAAGAAGAATTAGAGATGATATTAGAAAAGATATAGATGACAGAATAAAAGCTAATGCAGAATTAGGAAAACTACAAAAAAAACAAATAGATGATGAAAGAGCTTTAGCACAATTACAAGTAGATGCTGCAACGGCTGCACGTATAGGTAGAGAAGAAAATATAAGTTTAGAAATTGCGCAAATAGAAGCAAAAAACAAATTATTAGAAATTGACGAAAGAATACTTGCACAAACATCTGAACAAAGATCTAATGAAGCTGCACTACAAAAAGAAAAACTAGATTTTCTATTAGCAGAACAAGATGCTAAAAGCGAGATTAGAAGATTAGATATTGAAGGTAACTTAGCTGTAGAAGATGGTATAATAGATAGATTAAATTTAGAGAAACAACTTTTAGATGAAGAATTTGCATTAGCTGATCTTAGATTACAAAAGACAAAGGAAATATTTGGAGAAGGAACTATAGAATATAAAAATGCATTAGATGAAAGGACAGCAGCAGAAAAAAGATATAACAATGCAAGTGAAAAGAATGAAAAACTAGTAGCAGAAGCAAAAAGAAAAATTGTTGCAGATGCATTAGGTGGTTTATCACAACTATTAGGAGAAAATACTGTTGCAGGTAAAGCTGTTTCAATAGCTCAATCAATTATTAATACTTATGAAGGTGCTACAAAAGCATTAGCACAAGGGGGTATATTTGGTAGTATAGCTGCAGCTGGAGTTATTGCTTCAGGTTTAGCAACAGTTAAAAAAATTGTATCAACAAAAGTACCAGGTGCAAATGACACAGCAGGTGCCCAGGGCATTCAAAACACTATAAATACAACAGCACTACCACCAGCATTTAATGTAGTAGGAGCATCACCTGTAAATCAATTAGCACAAACACTAAATAACCAGCAACCACAAAGAGCCTACGTGGTAGCAGGAGATGTAACAACGGCTCAACAATTAGATAGAAATATTATAACCGAAAGCGGAATATGACATTTTATATATTAAGTTTTATAAATTTTAAATATGAAAATAGTAGAATTAATTTTAGACGAAGACGCAGAGTACTCAGGAATAGAAGCTATATCAATCGTTGAAAACCCAGCGATAGAAGAAGACTTTATAACTTTAAATAAAGATATAGAGTATAAGTTAGCTAAAGTAGATGAGAAGAAAAAAATACTTTTAGGTGCGTTATTAATACCTAACAAACCAATTATAAGAGCTAGCGAAGATGGACCTTATTATATATACTTTTCAAAAGATACAGTAAGAAAAGCTAGTGAATTATATTTAATGGAGGGTAACCAAAACAATACAACACTAGAACACCAAATGAAACTACGTGGTTTAAGTTTAGTAGAAAGCTGGATAGTAGAAGATAAAGAAAAAGATAAAACTGCATTCTATGATTTAAATTATCCTGTAGGTACTTGGGTAGGATCTGTTAAAGTTACATCTGATAAAGTGTGGGATGAGTATGTAGAAACAGGTAGAGTGAAAGGTTTTTCTATAGAAGGTTTTTTTCAAGATAAAAATAAGAAAAGCGAACTATCTAAAATAGAGCAAGAAGAAGCAGAGCATTTATTATCAAACTTAAAAGATATATTAACAGGTGCTGAAGTAGAGTTAGAGAGTTATAATGATTATCCAGATGCAGTATCTAATAATGCGAAACGAGGTATAGAACTAAACGACAAAGTTAACAATAAATGTGCTACAGATGTAGGTAAGATAAGAGCACAACAATTAGCTAAAGGTGAAAAGGTAAGTACTGATACTATAAAGCGTATGTTTAGTTTTTTATCTAGAGCAGAAGAATACTATAACCCTGATGATACAGAAGCGTGCGGTACAATATCTTATTTACTATGGGGAGGTTTATCTGGTAAAAGATGGGCAGAAAGTAAAATAAAACAATTAAATTTATATTCTGAAGTTGTAAACGAAGATTATGCTATTATTGACGATCGCCTTGCTTACTCTACTAAAGAAAAGGCTGAAGAAATTGCTAAAGACTTAGATTGCCAAGGTTATCACGAACACGAATACGAAGGTAAAACTTGGTATATGCCTTGTGAGTATCACTCTAAAGAAGATTTAAAAAAGTATAAATGTCCTCCAGGTTACAAAAAAGATTATCAAAAACATAAATGCGTAAAAGCTACAGCAGAAGAACTAGCAGAGGTAGGACCAAGAGGAGGTATTAGACCATCTAAGAAAGCACCAAAATCATCTACACCAAATCCTAAACCAAAAGGTAAGGGTACTGCTAAAGGTGATGCTTCAACAAGTAGAGGTGCTAAAGTAGATAAAGCTACAGAAAAAACTTTACAGACTAAATCTACAGAATTTAACGAAAGATATAAAAGTAAACTAGGTTATGGTACAACTGTAGGGCAATTAAAAACAGTTTACCAAAGAGGTCTTGGTGCTTTTAATGTATCACATAGTCCTAATGTTACAAGTGCAAAACAATGGGCTATGGCAAGAGTAAATGCATATTTATATTTAGTAAGAAACGGTAGACCACAAAATGCAAAATATAAAGGCGATAATGATTTATTACCAAAAGGACACCCTAAATCTCAAAAATGAAAATATTTAAAAGATTATTTAAAACACCTAGCAGAACATCACCTAAGAGTAGTAAGAGAGCTTGCTTGTGTCCTGATAATACTTACCATAGAAAGTGCTGTGATGGTTCTTTAGAAGCACAAGGTATAGGGAAAGTATAAAATTAATTCCTTTAAAAATATAAATATTTATCTAGTTAGCATTATATATATATGAATGCTACAGAAGTTTTATCTAAGGTCAAGACCTTGCTCGGTGTTGAGCCAAGTAATCTTGATGTACAAGCAGAAACTGTTCAGCTAGAAGAATTAACTCTAGAGAACGGAACAGTCCTAGAGGCTGACAAGTTCGAAGCAGGTAATGAGATCTTTATTAAAACTGATGAAGATAGAATACCTTTACCAGCTGGCGAATACGAATTAGAAGACAATAGAATATTAATAATCAAAACAGAAGGTATGATAGAAGATATCAAAAATTCAGAAGAAGTGGTTGAGGAAACTCAAGACACTAATTTAGAGCACACGCCAGATCATAAAGAAGAAGATAAAAAAGAGATGGCATATGCTACTAAAGATGAACTTACCTCTTTAGCAGAATCTGTTGAAGAAGTTAAGAACCAACTTAAAGAAGTCATTGAAAAAATGATGGACAATAAGGAGGAAAAAGAGGAAATGTCAAAGCAAGAAGAATTATCTAAGCCAGCAGCAGAAGGTATTAAACATTCACCTGAAGCTGAGGACACTAAATTAGGTGCTAGATTTGCTGTGAACAAGAATCAGAACACTACATATAATAGAGTATTAAACGCAATAATTAAATAATAATGGCAACAACTTATTCAAATGACGTAATTAGAATATTTAACAAGTATTCTACTTTATCTGCAGCAACAACATTAACACCTGCAGATTCAGGTAAAACTTTCTTAATTAACGGTACTGGTTACACTGTAACTTTACCTGCTCCAACAGAAGGTTTTAGTGTTAAATTTATTGTAGCAGCTGCTTTTTCAACAGATACAGTAGTACAAACTCCAACTGGAAGTAGAGATACTTTAAACGGAGGTGTTATTGTAAATGGTGCGATAGTAGAAGCTGACGCAGTAGATAGAGTAACTTTTGAAGACGGTGCAGAAAGCGTCGGAGACTTCATAGAAATTTCAAGTGATGGTACTAGCTTTTTCCTATTTGGAAATGGTAACGCAGCATCATCAATATCAGTAGGTGAACTATAATAATAAATAAATAATTAAAATGGCAACAACTAATTCATTAACAACTACATATTCTGGCGAGTTCGCTGGTCGTTATATCTCGGCAGCTTTACTCTCTGGAAAAACTTTAGCTGAAGGAAATATTACTATAGTTCCTAATGTTAAATTTAAGCAAGTGATGAAGAAAATTTCTACAGATGCAATCGTAAAAGATGCTTCTTGTGATTTTGATCCAACTTCAACGCTTACTATAAACGAAAGAATCTTACAACCTGAAGAGTTCCAAGTGAACCTACAATTATGTAAGAAAGATTTTAGACAGGATTGGGAAGCGGTTTCTATGGGTTATTCGGCTTATGACACACTCCCTCCAAAATTCTCTGACTTTTTAATTGCTCACGTAGCAGATAAAGTAGCTCAGAAAATGGAACAAAACATCTGGAATGGTACTAACGCTAACGCAGGTGAGTTTGATGGTTTCATCACAACTTTAGGTGCTGATGCAGACGTAGTAGACGTAACAGGTACTACAGTAGATAAAGATAACGTAGATGTAGAGTTACAAAAAATTGTAGACGCTATACCTTCTCCTGTATATGGTAAAGAAGATTTAGTTATCTATGTACCTTCAAATGTACACAGAGCTTACATTAGAAGTTTAGGTGGTAACAGATCTCAAGGTGCAGGTGCAGCTGGTACTGATAACAAATTAACACAGTGGTATAACCAAGGTAACGCATTATCTTTTGGTGGTATCGAGTTAGTTTTATCTCCAGGACTTGCAAGCAACAAAATGGTAGCTGCTGAAAAATCAAATCTCTACTTCGGTACAGGATTATTAAATAATCAAAACGAAGTAAAAGTAATTGATATGGCAGATATTGATGGATCTCAAAACGTAAGAATTGTAATGAGATTTACTGCTGGTATTCAGCACGGAATTGGTTCAGATATTGTTCTGTACGCTTAATGTTTAACATTTAAAAATATATACTATGGCTTGTGTATTAACAACTGGACGAGTACTACCTTGTAAACAATCGGTAGGAGGATTAGTAACAGCATATTTTGCAGACTTTGGAACACTAGGTACTGCAACTATATCAGCAGGAGAAATTACTGCTTTAGCTGGTACACCATCTTTCTTTCAATTTGATTTAAAAGGTGCTACAAGTTCTTTAACAACTAATATAATTAGTTCTAGAGACACTGGTACAACAGTATATGAATCAACTCTAGAATTAACATTTACACATCTAGACGTAGCTACTCAAGAAGAAATTAAACTTATAGCAGCTGCAAGACCACACGTAGTGGTTCAAGACAACAATGAAACGGCTAACTATTTAATGGTTGGCTATAATCAAGGTGCTGAAGTAACAGCGGGAACTATAGTAAGTGGTGCCGCATACACAGACCTTTCAGGATTTACGCTAACGTTCACAGCTACAGAAGTGATACCACCGTTATTCGTAACAGGATCGGTAATTACTGCGCTAGCTAGTGCAACTCAAATTAATCCAACTTCATAACAGTTTTTGTTTTTGTGTGTTTTTCAAAGGGGAGTTTTTAACTTCCCTTTTTTATTTTATAAAAAACAAGTATTTTTGCATTATATATGTATGAAGATTTTAACAACTAGCACTTCAGCACAAACTATAAGTTTTGTACCTAGAGTTTACCCAAGTCAAGTAAACTTAAAAATACGAGACAATAGTACTAACACAACAACAACAGCAGAAAATTTAACAGTAACAAAAACAAATGATACTGCTTCTGTATCAACAACATTTAGTTTAGTTGAGGGTAGGTTTTATGATTTAAATGTAACAAGAGGTATAGGTTCTTTGTGGGAAAGTTTTACAACTAACTGGGAAGCTGCTACTGATAACTGGGAAAGCATATTATCTTCAGAAGAAACAATTTATTTAGATAAAATATTTTGTACAGATCAAACAATTAATCAAGCTAATAATGATTATTATACAATCAATAGTGGCGATTATACGCAAACAACAGATTACCCTAATGACGAATATACAATAATACAATGAGTGATATAAGAGTAGTAAATTTAAGCACGTATACATCTCCTAAAATAATAGAAGATAAACGAAATGATTTTGTAGGGTATGGTGAGGATAATAATTATTATCAATACCTAATAGATCAATATCAAGGCAGTCCAACTAACAATGCTATAATTAATGGTGTAAGTGAAATGATATATGGTAAAGGTTTAAATGCAACTAATAGCGATAAAAAACCTAATGAATATGCTGAGATGATGACTTTATTTAAAAAAGATGACATAAAAAAGATATGTTCAGATTTTTATTTATTAGGTCAAGCTACACTGCAAGTATATTATAATGTAGATAGAAGTAAAATAGTAAAGGTTGAGCATTTTCCAATACAAACATTAAGAGCTGAAAAAGCAGATAGAAAAGGTGATATAAAAGCATACTATTATTTTCACGATTGGAGCCAATACACAAACAGAGATAAACTAACTAGAATACCTGCATTTGGTAAGAGTGATAATAGCGCTATTGAAATATTATGTATCAAACCATATAAAGCAGGTTATTTCTATTATACACCTGTAACATATCAAGGTGCATTGCCTTACTGTGAACTAGAAGCAGAGGTAGCAAACTATCATATTAATAATATACAAAACGGAATGGCGCCTAGTATGTTAATTAACTTTAATAATGGTACACCAGATGATGAGCAAAGAGAATTAATAGAAAGACGTATATATGATAAGTTTAGCGGAAGTAGTAACGCTGGTAAATTTATTTTAGCATTTAATGATAACCCAGAAAGTGCAGCTACTATAGATCCAGTACAATTATCTGATGCACATAATCAATATCAATTTCTAAGCGACGAATCTACAAGAAAGATTATGGTAGGTCATAGAGTTGTATCACCACTTTTACTGGGTATAAAAGATAACACTGGTTTAGGTAATAATGCAGATGAATTAAAACAAGCAAGTATATTGTTTGACAATATGGTTATTAGAGTACAACAAGAGTACATAACAGATGCTTTAGATAAAATATTAGCATTTAACGACATATCTCTTAATTTATATTTCCAAACACTACAACCATTAGAGTTTACAGATTTAAATAACAACTTAGTAGATGATGAAACAAGGGAAGAAGAAACAGGTGTAGATTTAAGTGAGGTTAATTTAATGGATGAGTTTGTTAGTTTAGGTGAAAATGAAAATTTAGAAGAGTGGGAATTAGTAGAAAGTGCTGAGGTAGATTACGACAAAGATGAAGAACTAAATAATAAGTTAGAATTAGCATCTACAGGTAGTGCAAGATCGAATGCTAAAAGTGAACAAGATGGAGAAAACAAAGAAGGCTTTAAATTTAAAGTTAGATATAAATATATGCCAGAAAAGTTTGACAATAGAACAAGAGAGTTTTGTCGTAAAATGATTCAAGCAGGTAAAATTTATAGAAAAGAAGATATAATGCAAATGAGTAGTAAAGCTGTAAATCCAGGATGGGGACCAGGTGGTTCTGATACTTATGATATTTGGTTATATAAAGGTGGGGGTTCTTGTAGACATTATTGGGAAAGAAGAGTTTATATGTCTAAAACAGTTACACCAGATGTAAAAAACCCTAGATCAGAGGTAAGTACGAATAAAGCAAAAAAAGAAGGTTTCAAACCTAAAAAGAATGATAGTAAAGTAGCAAAGCTACCAAGAGATATGAAAAACAGAGGTTTTATAGAAGATAAAAATTTTACAACACCTAGAAATAGTAGATTTACGTAATGGCACAGGTATTATTTATAAAAGTAAGTACACTAAAAAAGAATACTATAATTGACGGAAATGTTGATGTAGATAAACTATTACCTTATATTAAGATTGCACAAGAAATACATATACAAAATTTCTTAGGTACAAAATTATATCAGGCAATAGAAACTAAAATAGTAAACAATAATTTATCAGGCGAATATTTAACATTAGTTAATGAATATGTGCAGCCAGCTTTAATACATTATGCTATGATGGATTATTTACCATTTGCTGCATACCAAGTAAAAAATGCAGGTATATTTAAACACATATCTGAAAATGCTGAGAGTGTAGCAAAGAACGAAGTAGATTATTTAGTAGGTAAAGAAAGAGAATTTGCTGAATATTATACTCGTAGAATGATAGAATATTTGACTTTTCATACTACAGAATTACCTGAATATAATACAAATAATAATGAGGATGTTTATCCAGACAAAGATAGTTTATTTAATGGTTGGGTTTTATGAAAAGATATAAAATAAAAGAAACAAATTTAGTAAAATTAAAAAAGTATATAAATAAAAAAATAAAGAAAGATGGCAGCATTAACTGGAAATTCAATAAGTAGTACTTATACTTCGCTTTTAAAAGTCGGAGATAATGGTACTCTTTCAGCAAGTTTACAAGCAATAGGAGATGGTGCTGGTAATTCTGCAGGTATTAGTTTAAATACAGGTGGTGACTTAACTGCAACAGGTACAATAACAGCTAATTTATTTTCAGGTAGTGGTGCTAGTATTACAAATATAGATGCAGGTAATATTGCAACAGGAACTATAGATAGCGCAAGAATACCAACCCTAAACCAAGACACTACAGGAAACGCAGCAACAGCAACAGCATTAGAAACAGCAAGAACAATAGCAGGTGTAAGTTTTGATGGTACTGCAAATATAAGTTTAACAACTGATAATATAACAGAGGGATCTAATGAATATTATACTGCAGAAAAAGTAGATGATCAAGTAAATACATTAGTAGTAGCAGGCACAGGTATCCAAAAAACATATAATGATAACGATGGAACTTTAACAATAACGAACTCATCACCAGACCAGACTGTAACTTTAACAGGAGGTACTGGTATTTCTACAAGTGGTACTTACCCAGATTTTACAATTACAAATGATAACCCTGATCAAACAGTGGTATTATCATCAGGAACTGGTATATCAGCCACTGGTACATACCCTAATTTCACGATTACTAATACACAACCTGACCAAACAGTTGCTTTAACAGCTGGTACAGGTATAAGTATTTCAGGTACATATCCTACTTTTACAATATCTAGAACAAGTACGGATGGTATTGGTTTGACTGATTTATCTGCAACAGATGCAGGAGGATTGGGTAGCTTTAGTTATAATAACACATCAGGTGTTTTTACTTATACAGGACCTTCCGATTCAGATGTAAGAGGTTTAATTAGTGTAACTGATTCAGGAGGAGATGGATCTTTAGCATATAATAATGCTACTGGAGTAATTACTTACACTGGTCCAAGCGAAAGCGAAGTACAAGCACATATAACTAAAACATATGTAGATAGCTTAGGGATTGCTGCTTCTTCTGCAGATATTTTATCAACACCTAGAACAATAAATGGTGTTAATTTCGATGGAAGTGCTAATATAAGTTTTGATACAGATTCAGTTAGCGAAGGAATTTCTAATTTATATTTTACTACAGCTAGATTTAATTCATCTTTTAACGGAAAAACTACATCAGATTTAGCAGAAGGTACAAACCTTTATTATGAAAATGAAAGAGTAGATGATAGAGTATCTAATTTAATAGTAGCTTCTACAGGATTAAGTAGTGTTTATGATGATACGGCTGGTACTTTAACTTTAACAAACACAGCTCCTGATCAAACGGTTGCATTAACAGGTGGTACTGGAATATCAACTTCTGGAACTTATCCTAACTTTACAATTACTAACGATAGTCCAGATCAGACAGTATCATTAACTGCAGGTAGCAACGTAACAATTACAGGTACATATCCTAACTTTACTATTGCCGCAGCTTCAGATACCGATACAACATATACACTAAGTAGTGAAACATCAGGTGATAATGCAATAATAAGATTAACAGGTAGCGATGCTAGTACAGATGATGTAACACTAGCAGCAGGAAGCAATATAACAATTACAGAAACAGGTGATACAATCACACTTGCTAGCGAAGGTACTGATCAAGTGAGAATTGAATGTAAAAACACATCAGGTGGAACTTTAACAAAAGGTACACCAGTATATATTACAGGTACAGTAGGTACATCGAACAGAGTAGAGGTTTCTGCAGCAGATTCTTCTTCTGCTAGTACAATGCCAGCAACAGGTTTATTACTACAAGACTTAGCTAATAATGGCGAAGGGTTTTTAGTAACAGGTGGTGTACTTAAAAATATTACAACTGATCCAATAGACGGAGTAACGCCATCAGAAAATGATACGATTTATGTAAAGTCAGGAGGAGGTCTAACAACCACAAAACCAACAGGAACAGCATTAATACAAAATGTAGGTAAAGTAGGTAGAGTAAATTCATCTAATGCAGGTTCAATAATTGTTTCTTCTATTATTAGAAGTAACGATATACCAAATATACAACAAAATTATTTCTGGTTAGGTAATGCTAGTGGCGTACCAACTGCAACAGAACATACACTTTCAACTT